ACGACGCTCTTCCGATCTTTATGATAGATTCTGGTGCATCTACACGTTTTTTAATAGCACGTGATTTAGTTCAGTCTAATGGTATACCATTATCCATAAGTATACCAGTTACAAATATACTTGAAATTACATATAATTTTTATGTAGATAGTACTCAGGGATTTTTAAATAATTGGTTAGTACTTATTGGTGGTAATATGGTTTCAAATACAGCTCTGCCAATTATTACTTTAAGTGGATTTACAACAACTATTGATGTTGGTTCTACTCCACACGGTATAGCTTTTTATTATAATTTGTTAATGTCAGAAGGTACATATCCGTATGGTATTTGTGTTGGCTCTTCTGATACGCCAGTTTCATCATCTGATTATAGATTGGGCCAAATTATAGAACATGGTACGGGAAGTAATCAATTAATATATGGCGGTTCAATATATTTACCACATACAACGTTTCCGGAAACATTTGTCAGTCAATCATTTGTAAGTAAGGTGATAAGAAGATTTTATAATCATAGTAGTAGTTCAATTGATGTAAAAGAAATAGGAATAATTTTACCGTTGTATAATACATTTGGTCAGCCTCCTTCTTATAATAGAACGTGTACATTAGTAGTGAGAAAAACACCTGGAACATTAAGTGTAGCTCCAAATCAGATATTACATGTTGCGTTTATATTTACTGTATCGTCGTCTATTCCTCCTACTTTATTAGCATAATATTAAAGAATGTTAATCTTTAAAATAATTTTTTCTATTGACATTTTACATAAACTTGTATATATTTATATACAATAAATGGATCATAGGTCTAATGGCTAGGACACTCGCCTGTCACGCGAATATTCAAGCGGGTTCGACTCCCGTATGGTCCGCTAATAAATATGGAAGATCTGACCCCATCGGCTGCGGGGCCTGGTCCTGAAAACCAGTAGGCGTGTTAAAGCGTCTTAAGAGTTCAACTCTCTTATCTTCCGCTCGTGGGTACCTCAAGTAAGGTTGACAACTGGTACATCTGGCCGAGTTTCGTGGAGTCGCTCCTACTCGGAAACAACTAGCGACCTATGCCTTACATTTTATTAATTATGCCGTGTTAGTGGAAACGACAATCACGCCGCTCTCTCAAGGCGGAGACTATGGGTTTAAATCCCATACACGGTACTTTTGATTTATGCGGGTGTAGCTCAGCTGATAGAGCGCGACGTTGCCAACGTTGAGGTCGCGAGTTTGATCCTCGTCACCCGCTCCAGATATTTTTTATGTGGCGGAATTAGACGCTAGAGCTGAATCGAGATCACACACATTCCCGTTCGAGTCGGGCACAAAACGAAAGTTTTAAGTGGGTCAGCTAGGAGAAATGTAGATCATATAGGTAATCAATCCTATTATAAAAATATTTGATTTTGCGAATATCGCCTAGTAGGTATGGCACCATCCTTCCAAGCTGGAATAAGGCGGGTTCGAGACCCGCTATTCGCTCAAATGGTTAAGGAAAATTTGAATGAGTTTAACTACAGATCCGAATGATCCTGAATTAGGACACGGTATTGATAATGAACCAGTAAGACAAAACAGTAAATATCTTGTGTTGTCTAAAGAAGAACGTGAAAAAGGATTTATAAGACCAGTAAGACAAACTTATAAACATTTAACGTGTGGAACTACTACAACTATGGGATTAGCTTTAGCAGAAACTTATGCTAGAGATCCAAGTTTTTATGGTAGTACTTATTGTTGTTATTGTGGAATGCATAAAGCTGTAAGTGAATTTGTGTGGGATGGTACGGATGAAAAAGTTGGTTCATAAAAATGCCGATAATACCAAGAGGTAGGAGTTGTTTCATAAGCAACTTAATAGGTGGCGGGAACCTATATCGGTACTACATTTTATTTTGATTTTCTATTGACTTATGTAATTAAGTTTTGTATATTTATATACATTCGTCAGAAAGCTGTTCTTTACTTCGACAATATTACGTGACGATAAAGTTGACGTTGGTCTACATACAATAGCGGAAGACGATAGAAGTATTATTTTGTTTTTGATTGACTCATTCGTTTAGCGTTTGAGAGAGTTGCTTAGCTTCTCGTTCAATCAGTTCTTTGAAAATGTTATAAGTAATGGGTTGTATGAAATCCATTTTGCCTATATCATAGAGTCGCAAGACTTAACTGGTATAGACAGATAAGATAAGTTGTAGCAATACAACAAAAGGAGATACCTCTTACAAGGCCTCCGCTAAATCGTAAGAAATAGTCAATTATACAAACTGAATCTCTGTAAGTATCAAGCATACCAACTTGGTGCTATACTTGAAGATTGAGGTTCCGAAGATTCTGGTGGGTAACACTGGCTAGAATCGACCAGCACGTGATGGTGGGTAAGGACAAATCAACCAATCGAGAGGAGAGAGATAAAGAGGAGAGTAAAGGTTTGAGCCCGCAAGGTAAAGGCTTTTATTCAGAATCAAAGGTTGTGGTAATTGTTGTATTTAGATGATTGCCAAGATCTTGAAATTCCATCAAGTAATCTTCGCGGATGAAAGATATCTAACGTGTAGCATTCTGTGATACAAAATATCACTAAACTACTGGCTGCGCACGTTGGTTGTAAGTTCGCTAATTTAGCACAATGGTTGTGCAATTTCCTTCTAAGAAATCGGTAATTGGTTCAAATCCAATAATCAGCAAATAAAAAGCAAAGTCGTAGCCACGTTTGGAAACAAAAGGAGTTTAATTCTGTAGCCGAAAGGTAATACAGGATCTCAAAAGTCGCAAGCTGGAGAGATTTAAGTTAGACGTATATCTAATGTTTTCGCGAACATGAACAGGCCGCAAGCTTGAGATAAAAGGTTAATTCGAGTAAGTTCAAACGTTCTGAGTGGAAACTTAACCACCTCAAAAAAATAAGTAGTTCCAATATCAGTACCAACATTCCATTGGTGCAGAAAGTAGGAAACTCAGGACTTGCCGTCTTGACATAATCTACGAAGCTGATATAATTAAGGCCTAACTGTCAACCTTTTATTTTTTATATTCCTATAATGGTAATAATATTCAAGTCTATTATATTTTATAGTTATGGTGATTGAAACCAAACGGTGCGGTACTGTTCTGTGAAAGCAGGTCTAACGGGTTCGACTCCCGCCAACCACCCCCTGGAATGTTTTTAGTGGTTTTAGGATATCTTCATTATATTTATATTAACAAATTATAATGGAGATATTTATGGCTATTATTAAAAAATATCATTTTGTATATAAGATTACTAATATAATAAATAAAAAATATTATATTGGTATTCATTCAACTGATAATTTGAAAGATGGTTATTTTGGAAGTGGTAGAAAACTTTGGCGATATAAAAAACGATATGGTAAGAAAAATTTAAGATTTGAAATTTTAGAATTTTTATCAAACAGAAGTTCTTTGAAAGAAAGAGAAAAACGTTTAGTTAATGAAGATCTTTTGAAAGATCCTCTTTGTTTGAATCTTGTAACTGGTGGAGGTGGATTTTCAGATTCAAATGAAGCTCGAAAATATGGGCTTCTCGGAAATAAAAAATCTCAGATTGCTCAAAAAAGATTAAGAAAAGAAAATTCAGATTGGTGCAAAAGAAAAGCCGAACGTCAAAGAAAAAGCATGATTCAACAATATCAGCTAGGTAAAAGAAGTAGAGTTATCAATTACGATTGGAATGGAAAACATCATACTGAAGAAACAAAACAGAAAATGAGATTAAGTATGCTTGGAAGATTTGAGAAAGAAAATAATTCTCAGTTTGGTACTTGTTGGATTACTAATGGTAAAGAAAATCGAAAAGTAAAAAAAGAAAATTTGATATTAAACAATAATTGGTATTTGGGAAGAAGTTTATGAATTCATTTGAAACTTTTAAGTATGTAAAAATAACAGCTTCATTAGTAAATGGAGGTACTTTAGAATTTGATCATTTGAATTGTAAAGGAATAATAGAATCATTAGTAAGTGATGATATTCGTCCACCTATTAAATATTTGCTTATAAATGCAAAAACACGAGATGGTAAACCCGTTACTATATTAATTCCAAATAATGAAAATGATGAAATATTTATAGATGATGTAGAATAAATTTGGTGAGATGAATGAAACCGCACTCACCCAGATGTTATCTCTTTAATCAAAAGCGGCCATATTTTAGGTTGAATATGTATAAAGAAATCGATAAAGAAGAAAGCGATATTAAAGATGAAGTTTTTTATATGACTTCTCATTTACTTGTTTGTGATGCACCAAATAAACCTGGTGCTTGGATTAAGAAATGGGGAAATCATTTCAAACATTTAAAAGATTTCAAAGCAAAACATTTTCAAGATATAAGACCAGAATGGTTTAAGAAATAATTGGCGTATAGTTTAATTGGTAAAATACTCGGCTGTTACCCGATAGAGTACAGGTTCGATGCCTGTTATGCCAGCATAGTTATTCCTCTTTAGCAATCAAGGTGAATTGCGCCTGCCTGTTAAGCAGAATAGAGACTGGTTCGATTCCAGTAGGAGGAGCATAATCAATAAAAGGAAAAATTCAATGTCAAACGAATCAGTAAGTAGGTATTTGCAACTGACAGATCTATATTTCAAACTCGATTTGAGTTCAGATCCAAAAGCAGAATCTTTAGGACTTGAACTTGATGAAATATGGCAGAAGTTGACTGAGACAGAACGACAAGAAGTTAATGCAAAGCTTCAGATAACAGAATAATAAACAAGTTTGATAATCCAGCACAGTGCCTTATTTCATCATTTGGTAAGATGAAATTTAAGGCATTTTTTATGTAATGGCGCTGTAGCCCAATTGGTAGAGGCACTGTCCTAAGAAGGCAGACAGGTTTCGGTTCGAATCCGAAGAGCGCTACTATTTTTTATATGGCCTCGTAGACCAACGGAAGGAGTCGATGAGCTTAAACCTCATAAAGTGTGGGTTCGAGGCTACTATATTCTATTGACAGTTATTTGAAATATAGTTATATTTATTATCAATAATAAATAGGTTATTATATGTGGTATAAAATAGTTATTGGAAATAAAATATACTGTCATCGTGGTTCTATTGATAATGCTTTATTTAGTGCTGCAAGACGACACGACTTCAAAAGTTGTGGTACTATCTATTATGAAAAGATAGAAAAACCAAAAGGTGTGTCAATGGCTGCCTTCAAACGGAGCATTGAAAAATGATAAGTAAAGCAATTGACAAAGCTTTCTGTATTGCAGAATCTCGAGGATGGGATAAGATATATGTTGCTGTAGATATTCATGATACGATAGTTGCTTCAAATTATTCTAAGACAAATATATCTACTACATTTTATCCAATGTCAAAGAAAGTATTGCAATATTTATCTAAAAGAAAAGATGTTGTGTTAATTCTTTATACGTGTTCTCATCCAAATGAATCTGTTTTGTATTCTCAGTTTTTCGAGAGAAGTGGTATTCATTTTGATTACGTTAACTGCAATCCGGAAATAGAAAATCATGGATACGGTTGCTACGATAAAAAGATTTACTTCAACGTTTTGATTGAAGACAAAGCTGGGTTCGACGCTAACACAGATTGGGAATTTGTTTTCGATGCGTTTCAGAAGTATCATTTACGCTCTCATAGTTCAACGGAATAGAATCTTGGTTTCCTAAACTTGGGATGTGGGTTCGACTCCCACTGAGAGCACTCTTGGAGATGTGGGTTCGAGTCCCACCTGACGCGCGTCGGTAGTTTAATTGGTAAAACTCAGGCGCGATAAGTACCTGTCGAGAGGCAGCGGACGTTAAAGGGTATTCAGCTCTGATACCATCTGAAAGGAAAAACAAACGAGAGATAAGGACGGTGTCCGCGTCCGGTTTATGGCTTACTAGACTAACTGGCAGCGTCGTTTGCCTCAAAAGCAAAAGGTTCTGGGTTCGAATCCCAGGTAAGCTACGATCGTACATTTTGCAAAATCGGTCCAGTGGTGAAACGGAAAACACACTGCGCTTAAGACGCAACGCCGTTAATGGTATGAGGGTTCGACTCCCTCCTGGACTACAAAATTGAAGTCTTAGCTCAATGAATCAATGTAGTAGATTAGCCAGACGTCGCTAATTGAAAAGTTCAAGGTGCAGAGCCTGACAGAGCATCCGACCGTATCGGAAGGTTGTAGGTTCAAGTCCTACAGGCTTCGCCATTTTATTAAGGAATAAATGTTATGGTAAAAATAATTACAGATATTAGACCAAATGAATATCATGAAAAAGATGTAAAAAACGAGGTTCAAGTTTTGCAAAATGAAGGATTCAATGTAAAAGATATAAAAAAAATAAAACGAATGCCTTTCAATTTGATATTCGGTCATAATGAAACACATATTTATTATGAAAAACAATGATATCATCTTGTAATCATTTATCTGAGCTTTTAAAGATTCAAGAATCTATAATCAGAAAGAATGTTGATACACACAAATATTTGCGACACATTTCAACAACAGAAGCTGGTGTTATCGATTTTATTGAATCATACGGCTGGCTATTACGCGAAGTTTATTGTGGTCATGTTTGTTCAACGAGAAATGATTGCGAAATAGCAAAAGATTATATACCAAAAGAAATTTAAGAAAGGTTATCGAAATGGAAACTTTATACTTATATGAAATATTGGTTCCTGCTGCAATAGATGGTAAAAAAGTTCAAATACCTTATCATCAGCTTTGGGACGAGAAGATTAAGAAAATAACTGGTGGATTGACTATACATAAATCTTCAAAAGGATATTGGAAGTCTCCAGAAGGTGATTTATTTATTGAGAAAATGATTCCAGTGAGAATAATGTGCACTACTAAACAGATATTTAAAATATCAGATATTACAGCTGAGCATTACAAACAAAAAGCAGTGATGTTCTACAAGATAAGTGATGAAGTAATGATTTATCATTACACTTAATATCCTGATGCATCCCACTGAGAGGATGTTGCTTCTCGAGAGCAAACATTGGTGTAAACCCAATCATCAGGTCCATGCCCGACTAGACTAACTGGCAGCGTCGTCAGTTTTAGAAACTGAAGGTTCTGGGTTCGAATCCCAGGTTGGGCACACACAAACAATCGAAAGGTTATTATGAAACAAATTTACTTTATGACTGATGTAGAATCTGACGGGCCTATACCCGGCGACTATTCAATGGTTTGCTACGGTACAGTAGTTGTTGACTTCAATAATTTGGCTTATCCACTTCCTTCGCTTTACGGCGAGTGCGCTCCCATCTCAGAAAAATGGATTCCAGAAGCACTTGCTATTTCTGGTATATCCCGAGAACTACATCTTACAATGCAACCTCCAATTTTTGCTATGGAACGTTTACTTTCGTTTGTAAATGACCAAACAAACGGTGGTAAGATTAGGCCAATTTTTATTTCAGATAATAACGGGTATGATTGGTTATTTATTTGTTGGTATTTATGGAAATATACAAATAAAAATCCATTTGGATATTCTTCTGGTAATATCAATTGGTTATACAAAGGTATTACTAAAAATTTTTATCAGTCTTTCAAACATTTAAGAAAAACTAAACATACTCATAATCCTCTTGATGATGCATTAGGAAACGCGGAAGCTTTTATTACTATGGTTCAACAAAATAATATAAAGTTATAGTTTGTTGTATAATAAAAAGAAATATCATTATATTTATAAGATTACGAATGTATTGAATAATAAGTATTATATTGGAATGCATTCGACAGATAATCTTGAAGATGGATATTTTGGTAGTGGAGTTTGGTTGAATCATTCTATAAAAAAATACGGTAAAGAAAATTTTAAGAAAGAGATTTTGGAGTTTTTACCAAAACGAAATGTTTTAGAAAAACGGGAAAGGATTATTATCAATGAAGATATCTTAAAAGATTTATCGTGCATGAATCTTATGAGAGGCGGATATGGTGGAGACACATTTACTAAAAATCCAAATAAAGAAATAATTAGAAAAAAGTTTAGTAAAAATAACAAAGGTAAAAATAATCCAAGATATCACAAAATAGTAAGTGATAAATCCAGAAAGAAAAATAGTAAAACACACAAACATTTACCACCATTTACTAAAGAACATTGTAAATATAAGTATATCACATATTGGTTTGGCAACGGGTATAATACCTTGGAATAAAGGTAAGAAAACAGGTCCAAGTTCGAATGAAACAAAAAAGAAAATAAGTAAATCTCAAATACAGAGATGGTTGATACGAAAGAATAACATAAGGATGTAAATTATGATACCAACAGATCGATTCGATAGAAAATATGAGTTAGGTACTATCTTTGCATTTGTTAAGTCAGGGTATAGATGGCCGATATTAGCAATGATTACATGTATCTCTGGTGATAAAGTTAGAGCACATCGCCTTCACAAATATGTAGGTGGTACTATTGTTCGGCCTTGTGGCAATATTGCATTATCAAGAGCTATAATTATAACAGATATTCCTAATACGGCCGAGTTTGAAGAACTTAAAGAACTGATTGAACCTTACATTAGATCTTAGATTGTTTCATTCTTATAATCTTACTTCTGCCGATATTCTTACATATCGGCATTTTTATGTTTTGAAATCCTAAAAATCAAGCTGTTCTCACCAAATCCTTATATTTATAACAAACAAACAGATATGAGGATTTCTATAGATGAATCAATTAGCACACGCTATTGCAAAGATGGCTTGTAAAGAACTTTTATCAGAAGCAAAAAGCGCTAAAAATATAGTAGTTGTCTATTCTGGTGCTTTTCAACCATTTCACAAAAACCATTTTGAAGTTTACAAGTGGTTATGTTCAAAATTTGGTGCTAATTTCGTATACATAGGCTCAACAAATTCCGCAACAGATCGTTCCGTGTTTTCCTTCGCTGACAAGAAAAAGATAATGACTTCGATGTTTGGTATACCTTCATCTCATATTACTCAAATTAAGAATCCATACGGTGCAGAAGAAATCTTAACGAAGTTCGATAAGAACTCTACTGTTCATATTGCAGCTATTGGTGGTAAAGATGAATCACGAATAGGTAAAGGTAAGTATTACAAGCCATACAATGATAGCCTTGTGCTTTTACCATACGGTAAGAAGACAGGCTATTTTATCACTACGCCAGTGTTCAACTCATCTTATAATGGCCAACTTATTTCAGGCACACTTATTCGTTCGTTGTTTGGCAATCCAGATACATCAACAGAAAATCGAGTTGACCTTTTCAAAACTCTATATGGCAACTTTGATGCTGCTATCTATGATCTTTTCAAGAAGCGCTTTAAGATAAATGAAAGCAAATCAACAGATGATTTACTTCTTGAAGATGTTTGCAAAGAACTTCACTTGATACAAGAAGGAGGAGCAGCGGGACATTTAAGTCATCCTTTCGAAGATATGGATCTTACATTTGATGATATGTCTCAAATGATTACACTTGGTCTTCAAGGTGGTTTTGATACAAAAGAACTTCAAGAAAAACTTGATGGACAAAACATTATGGTTTCTTGGATTAATGACAGTCTTCGTGCTGCTCGCAATAAAGGTCATATCCAACAGTTCGGTGCTAACTCACTGAACTCAACTCAATTATCTGCGATGTTTAAAGGTCGTGGAGCAATACACGATGCTTTCACTTTTGCAATGGAAGATCTTTCAATCGCCATTGGTTCACTCAACGAAAAAGATAAAAAGAAGATTTTTGGCAATGGAAAAAAGTTTGCAAATATCGAGGTCTTATATCCTGCTACCCAAAACGTTATTCCTTACGGCGTATCAATGCTGAAACTGCACAACATCACTGAATACGACATAACAGGTAATGCAATCAATGCAGATGCTGCAGGTGCTGCAAAACTTGCTTCGATGATTGCGAAAACAAATGAAAATGTTCAAAGGACTTTTACTATTGAAGGTCCGTCGAATATCACTCTTCAAAAATCGCAAGATTTCTCAAAAAAGCAACCTCAGTTTCTCAATAAGCTCAATCAACTCAAATCAAAGTTTCAGCTTAAAGGTTCTGACCCAGTAATGAAATATCATGAAGAGTGGTGGAGATCTTTTATCGAAAAGAAAGCCCGTTCAATGAAGTATGCTATTCCGGAACATATTCTTGGAGCACTTGTAAATCGATGGTCTAAAGATGATAAGTCATTCAAGGTTTCAGATATCAAAAAGCAAATAGATAATGAATCGTTTCGTGATTGGGTACTTGATTATGATAAGAATAATGTTGCTTTACAATTGAAACAAAACATTGAACCGTTCGAACGTTTGTTCTTACAAGTAGGTGCTGAGGTGTTGTCAAATGCAAGTGGTCTATTGGCATCTAATCCAGATGCTGCAGTACAGAAGTTAAAGGCCGATTTGGATATTGCGGCTGCTGATATAAAGTCCTCTGGAGACATCAATAAGCTTACTAAGTTGAAACAGCAGCTACAAAGATTGAAAACAGTCGGTGGAGCAAATAAGATTGTGCCAACTGAAGGAATAGTGTTCAACTATAAAGGTAAGCTTTACAAATTCACCGGCGCATTTGCACCTCTAAATATGATTATGGGTATAATGAAATTTGACAGATAAAGGAGAATCATAAATGAAACAGATTACAAAAACTCAACTTAAACAGATGGTAAAAGAAGAACTACAAAGACATTTAATTAAAGAAGCCACAGTTTATGATTTAAATAAATTTTGGAATGAGTTTATTCCAGATTTACATTCAAGTACTAGAACTATTGGTAATTGGTTTTCTCGTAAATTTGATAAAATAATGTTTCATCCAGAAGCACAGGTAATAGGTAATGCACAAATAATAAATGATAAAAAATATTCATTTTTATCAAATTCTTTAAGAAAAAATATTCTTTCTTTAATTAATAAATTATGGAAAGATGAATTTCCAGTATATGTAAAAAATAAATATAATATGGGAATGTTAGAATTAGGAAGTGCAAGTTTTGATAAAGGTTCAAAAGTATCTTTAGTAAAAACATGGCAAGAGTTTTTATCTTCTAAAAAGGATATATTTAAAAAGTTGTTTGAAACTTCAAATGTAAATGAAAGTAAGCAGTCATTACAAGAAGCCATAATCAAGAAAGGATCTACTGTTGTAGTAAATGCTGGAAGATTTGTTGATGCAAGAGCCAAAGTAATAGATATGGGAATCAATGGCAATAACTACAAAGTAGAGTTTCCAGATGGTAAGAAAGCAATCATATTTCCTACTGATATAAGATTAGCTAAACCAGTTACTCTAAATATCAATCCTAAAGATGTAAGACAATTAGGCAAAAAACTTCATGAGTTAAAGAAACCATTGAAAGAAGGTAAGACTTTAAAGGATCTGAAAAGAGAAGCTGGTGCTAAGTTTTACAAACATGTAAACTATAATAAAGATGCAAAGAAGGAGTTATTTAATTCCTTAGATAATGCCGTTGAAAATGATTATGATATAATGAACGACGATCCAAAAGATATAGCTGATGATATTGGTAATTATGATATAAGCTTTGAAGGAGTGTTGCCAAAAGAACTGATTAGTTGGATAAAAGAATGGATAGCAGCTGCAAGAACTGAGGCGTCAGCGTTAAAAGAAGGTAGGTTTGATGCAACAAAGATATTCAGATTGTTGAAACAGAATGGTGGTGATGCATTGATGTTGTTTGCTAACGGAAAAGAATTCTCACTTGATAATACAGAACAAGTTGAAGCACCTTATACAGTTTGGGGTTATGATGAAGATGGTGGAGAACATGAAATCAAAATAAAGGACATTGAATTCATTACAATCAATGGCAAAAGGATTAGTTAGTTATATTTATATTAAACAATAACGAGGTTTCTATGGCAAATGTTATTATTAAGCAAGATCGTACTCGAGAAGAAGATGCAGAAAAGAAACAAGATAAAAAAGATTTCATACAACGACAAGTAAATCAGACTGGTAAACCACTTGGTAAAATTTATCCAGGTCGTATTCGTTCTTTATTACGAGGTGAAACACCAGTTATTAGTGTAGGTTATGATAAAAATACAAGCGTATCAAGAGTTGATGGTGATGTTTGGACTGACGCTGATGGTAAAACGTGGAAAAAGGAAAATGGTCTTGTAACCAGAATTGACAACGAAGAACTATTGCAAATGATGGTTGACATTCGACGTTATTTAACAATGCCAAAGGTTTGTCCTGCATGTAATCGTGAGATGAAACCTACTCGACTTAACAAAAAGTTTTGGAAAATTGAAAAACGGTGTTTCGATTGTGTTATTGAAGAACAGACCAGAATGAAAATTGACGGCAGCTGGACAAAGTTTGAACAGACAAAGTTGCTTGAAAATGAACGAGATTACTATATTGATATTCTTGCAATGATAAAGGATACAATGAAAAACGAAATCAAACAAGTACATCAATACATAAATGAAGATGGTACTATTGAAAAATGGACAAATCCAAATTATAAAGAACAAATTGATTTTTTTACTAATGAAATAACAGATATTGAAAAAAGACTAAATGAAATAGACATAGCACTTAAACAAATTGAGGAGCAAAAATAAAATGATTTGGAAAACTAAAATAAAAGACAAATCGAAACCAAATTGGATCCAGAATTTTGCTCATAAACTCTCGGATATGTTGTCAGGTCACGATGGATATTGGTCTGCAATGAGATGGTTAACTGTTACTACAACAAATACAATTATTCTTGTATGGACTATTATCAGTATTGCAAACTGGAAATTACAACCAATTCCAGAATCTGTCGTAACGATTTTTGGTATTGCAGTTGCAGGAAAATGGGCGCAGAAAAAGGATGAGGCGAAAGAAAATATCGCTGGCGTAGATACACAAACACAACCACCAACAATAATTCAACCTCAAACTGTAATAGAGGGTACTCAATAATAAACTAAAATCTGTTTTAATGCTACATTTATCTAGTGTTAATTGCGGGATACAGAAATGGAGAACACTATGGCCAAGTCTATGGGCAGTCAAGTGAGACAGTTAAAAAAACAAACAGCCGAAAGTATTAGTGATAGAAAATCTATTCATAAGTTATTAAAGGTTCATACGCGAGATTTTGACCAGAACACACAAGAACATAGTGATATTAAAAATTGTATTACTTCGTTAAGTGAATCTGTGACCAGTATGCATGATGAACTAACTCAAATGAATTCGATTAAGCTTAACGGTGATAATAAGATATATACTCAAGAAGGTGCTTTTCGAGAATTATATTCAGCTATAAAAGATTTGAATGATGTCACTAAGGTAATCAAGATAAAAAAGACATTTAAAGAATCGTTTGTAGCATGGAAACAAAACACAATTATGGGTAGAGTATTTAGCACTGGATTGGGTAAATTTATACTTGGTATTATTTTTATATTCATCGTGCTTGCTGTAGCACACGTATTGGGTGCTGATGCGTTAGATCCAATTGAATTAACTGCTAATATTGCGAAATCAATTTGGAATGCTGTATTTTAATAAAACGAGGTTATTATGGAAACTAAATACTGGATAGGAATAGTTGGTATTATTGTCGTATTGTTTATTGCATTTGGTACGTATGATACAGTTGACGGACTAAAAGAACGAATAAAAGCAAAAGAAACTGAATATGCACATTACAAAGATTCAACTAATCAAGTAAATAAAATTCTGAATAAAACTATTGATTCTTTAGCACTTGCAAAAAATAAAGTAGATACATATATAAAGTACGTACCTGTATATGTAAACGAACTCAAACAACAGTCGGATTCAACGATAGCTGAGAAAGTAGATTTTATATTCACTCATAATGAATCGACTACAATACCAAAGGATAGTTCTTTTAAGCCGATTGCGTTAGTAATAAAAAATAGTAATGATTCATTGTCAGGAATACTTATACACAAAAATGTAGCCATTGATTATATAGCCAGTGTTGAATTGATGTTGTCTTATAAGCTGTTAAGCCATTTGAATCAAAGCGAAATAGATGCATGGATTCAAAAGTACACAATTGAAAGAACATTGCGAGAAAAGAGTGAATCTCTAACTATCGACTATAAAGATCTTATTGATAATCAAGATAAGCAAATACGAACTTATCGTTCTATTGCAATCGGTGCAGGTTGCGGTGCAGGTGCAGCGGTTCTAAAGGGTACCCCAACTGAGATTGGTTTATCAGCAGCTGGTGGATTCGTTATATCTTATTTATACACTTGGATATTCTAAATGGCACAAACAATGCAAATATCATCTATACCTCCAGTACGTGAAACTAAAACAGTCAAGGATATGGTTAGAGAAGAAATTCTTCACTGTGCAATGGATCCTGCATATTTTATGATGAAATATGTATACATACAACATCCAGTTCGTGGTAAGCTTTTGTTTGATTTATATCCTTTTCAGAAAACAACACTCGGACAAATGCAAGATAAACGTTTCAATATAATCTTGAAATCACGTCAGCTTGGTATCTCAACACTATCTTCTGCTTATGCTTTATGGCTTATGTTGTTTCATAATGATAAGAAAGTACTTGTTATTGCTACTAAACAAGAAGTAGCAAAGAATATTATTGCAAAAGTACGATATGCTTATAAGCTTCTTCCGACGTATCTTAAGATTGAGCGAACAGAAGATAATACATTATCTCAATCATTTAAGAATGGTTCTAATATCAAAGCTGAAGCTGCTTCTGACACAGCTGGACGTTCTGATGCAGTTTCTTTACTCATATTAGATGAAGCTGCATTCATTACTAACATTGATAAAATTTGGGCTTCTTCTGTTCTTACATTAGCAACAGGTGGTAATGCTATTGTTTTGTCAACTCCAAATGGTGTGGGCAATTGGTTTTGGCAAATGTGGACAGACACAATTGAAGGTAATTCAATTAAGTCTGTAGATCTTGATATGTCATTTAACCCAATCTATCTTCCATGGCAAGTACATCCTGAACATAACCAAGCATGGCGTGATTTGCAAGATGAGATTCTTAAAGATATTCGATTAGCAAAACAAGAATGTGATTGCGACTTTTTGGCATCTGGTAATACGGTTGTACCTGGCGAAACTATTCAATGGTATAAAGATACTCATATTATTGACCCAATTGAAAAGACCGGTCCTGGAGGTAATTTATGGAGATGGGCAAAACCAGATTACACAAAAACATACATTGTTTCAGTTGACGTATCTCGAGGTGATGGTACCGACTTTAGTACAGCCCAGGTTGTAGCTGCTGAAACGTGTGAGCAAGTTGCAGAGTTTAAAGGAATGATAGATACAAAAGAATACGGAAATTTTCTTGTGGGTCTTGCAACAGAATATAATGATGCACTACTTGTTATTGAAAATGCAAATGTAGGTTGGGCTGTATTACAGCAAGTCATCGACCGTGGATATAAGAATCTGTATTACACTGTTGAAAAGGATGTTGTAATTGTAGACAACAATAACCAAAAGATAATCAGCATCAATAAAGAACTTAAGAAACGTATTCCGGGTTTTACTACATCATCGAAAACTAGGCCGATGATTATTGAGAAGATTTATTCGTATTTCAAAGATAAAAGTATTGTTATACATTCGTTGCGTTTAGTAAATGAACTATTTGTTTTCATTTGGAATGCAACTCGAGCTGAAGCAATGAATGGCAAGAATGATGATCTTGTTATTGGATTGGGTATTGGACTTTACGTAAGAGATACAGCATTAAAACAAGGATATGAAAGAACTGAAATGTTTAAAGCAATGTTGAATTCAATGAATGTGCAACATGCTGATGTGCCAATATATCAGCCGCAGCATCCGATGCAACAGAATCCGTGGGCAATGAAATTGCCTGATGGTGTAGACATGGACCTCAATCAATTCATAAGGTAATAAAATTATGGCTTCTTCGCTTTTTGATAGATTAAATAAGCTATTTTCTTCAAGTGTTATTATTCATAACGTTGGTGGAAAACTTCATGTACTTGACCAAACACGAAGTCAAGCGTATGGCAATTTAGAAACGAATTTCCTCAAAGGTCCGTACACAAAAATGTACAGTACTGCCAATATGTATCGTTGGCCATCATCTCAAAATTATCTTGCTAATCGTCTACTTCTTTTTAGAGATTATGAACTTATGGATACGGATTCTATTATTGCATCTGCGCTTGATATCTATGCTGATGAGGTAACGCTGAAAGATGAGTTTGGTGATACAATCAAAATCAAATGTGATGATAAGAAAGTAAAAGGTATTCTTGATAACTTATTTGGTGATATTCTTAATATCGATTTTAATTTATGGCCTTGGGTTCGTAATCTATCAAAAACGGGTGATTTCTATTTGAAACTTGAAATCTCTGAAAAGTTTGGTATCGTTAATATCATTCCTTTGTCTCCTTATGAAATAACTCGAGAAGAAGGTTTTGATCCCGAAAATCCACAGGCTGTCCGTTTTGTACATGAAACTGCTATGGGCGGAATGCCAACTCGCAACTCAGGTCCTATCGGCAAAAAGTACTATAACGAATATGAAATGATACACTTTCGTTTGCTTGGTGATACAAATTATTTACCATACGGAAAATCAATGATTGAACCTGCCCGTCGTGTTTGGAAACAGCTCAATCTTATGGAAGACGCAATGTTGATTCATCGAATAATGAGAGCTCCTGAAAAACGTATATTCTCGATTGACGTTGGAAACATTGCACCAGCAGAAGTAGATGGTTATATGAATAAGATAATGAATCAATCCAAGAAAGTTCCATATGTAGATCCTCAAACTGGTGATTATAATCTTCGTTTCAATATGATGAATATGATTGAAGATTTTTATCTTCCAGTTCGTGGTGGTGATTCAGGTACAAAAATTGAGTCACTTAAAGGTCTTGAATACGGTGGTATTGAAGATGTTCAATATCTTCGACAAAAGTTGATGTCTGGTCTTAAGATTCCTAAAGCTTTTCTTGGCTATGAAGAATCAATCGGCTCAAAAGCAACATTAGCATCTGAAGATATTCGCTTTGCAAGAACTATTGAAAGAATACAGCGTATTGTGTTGAAAGAATTATATACACTTGCGTTTATTCATTTATATGCACAGGGTTGCACGGATGAAGAATTGGTATCATTTGAACTTGAAATGACTTCGCCTTCTATTGTATATGAACAAGAAAAAATTAGTTTATGGTCTGCAAAGGTAGATCTTGCTGCTAAGATGAAAGAAAACAAAATGTTTAGTAAAATGTTCATGTATAAGAAAGTTTTCAATATGTCTGAAGTTGATGTTGAGGAACAAAAGATACAAATTACTGAAGATGCAAAGGAAGATTTTCGCATGAGTCAGATTTCGGATGAAGGCAATGATCCTGCAAAGACAGGTCAATCATTTGGTACTCCACACGACCTCGCAACATTGAAAACAGTTGCTAGAAATAAAAATGTAGGTATAAGTTATGGTAAAAATAACTTTGAATACACTCCACCTTCCAATACAGATAAACCAGAAGGTAGACCACCAGAACATAAATCTGACTATAGTACTGACCAAAGCGTATTCGGCAGAGATCCTATTGGCAAAAAAGCACAAGGTGATACAAAGCCCGATAACATAATAAAACACAGTTATCAAAAGAATAGTCCATTGAGTTTGGAGTCAATAAAAAAGCTAAAAAAGAAGCTTCCTATAAGACAAGAAAAAACTTCAGAGATAATTAAGGAATCGATAACACCAATAGATAGTAAAGATACAAATCCTACAAGTTCGTATCTTGATGAAAAGAATCTGAAAGAATTGTAATATACCCATTTTAGTTTATATTTATATAAAATAGTAGGTCTAAAAATCTAAGGAAAACTCGTGAGAAAAATAAAGCACAGTAAAATAAAGAATACCGGGATATTATTTGAGTTGTTAGTAAAGCAAATATCTTCTGATACGTTATCCGGTAATGGTGATAAGTCAAAAGCTTTAGTGCTTATTGAAAAGTACTTCAAGCCCACAACATATCTTGGAAAAGAACTGCAGCTTTACAACTTGCTGCTTCAATCAAAAGTAGCATCTGAAGTAAAGGCTAATCAGATTCTTGAGTCGACTATATCACAACGTAAAATTTTAAATGAAAGAGAGCTTAGTAAACAGAAATTCAACCTCATCAGAGAAATAATGACCAACTATAATATCGATGAGTTTTTAAATTCAAAAATATCTGATTATAAAGTCTTAGCCAGCATTTTCAAAGTATTTGCAATCGCAACAAAACCATCAGTCTTTTCACCAAACGAATTCATCGAAGCAAAGCAATGTATTTCAGAAGCTATTATTAAATCACCAGTAAGTAAAAAGAGACCAACAGAAGAAGAAACATTACTTTCTGAGTTTGTTAAAGAAGATTCAGTTATTCGAGATCTTACATATAAAGTTTTAATTGAAAATTTCAATAAGAAGTACAAGGTATTGAATCTTAACCAAAAACAATTGCTTCGTGAATATATCAACAACACAACAGATAACTCTCTAAAGGCATTTTTAGATACACAGATACCTGTTATTACAAAAGAAATCAAAATGTATACACCAAAGCTTGACAATAAGGTTGTAGTTATCAAGTTGAATGAAGTTTGCAATCAACTCCTTAGATTAACAGAAAAGAGGACAATCACTGAATGTGATTTAGTAAAACTTCTTGCTGCTTATGAGTTGCTTGATGAAGTGAAACTTATTACAAAGAAAAAGGAATAAATACCATGCCATTGGAAACAGGATCTATATGGAATGTTGATTCATTAAAAGAGTATACTGATATGAAATCTGGATTTTTGAAAGAAATCTCAGACCTCCATTTTCGTCTAAACCAAACTGCAGTAGATAAAGCAGAAGCATTAATGAGACAAAAGATTGATTCAATGAATGAATGGAGATCTCAAAATAAAGATGAACGTTCGATGTATGCTACTAAAATTGAAGTTGCATTTTTAACAAAAATGATTTACACTGGAGTAGGAATAATAGTTGCAGTCGAATTCTTTTTAAGATATTATTCTTCAATACCACACCCTTAAAATAGGAACTACATATGAAAAGTAATCTTAAAACTATGATTCGTGAACTTGTTCGCAAAGAACTTGAGGAAATGACTTCTTCTGGAGCTGCTGGTGCGTATCTTACACCGAATGCTTTTGGTGGTCCTCCAGATAAAAAGACAACTGAAGTTCTTGGTATGAAAGAAGTAGGTAGTGAGAAAAAGGAAGATACAGAAGATAAGACTACTGTAAAGGAAGCTGAACATATCCCTATATTAAAATGGAAACCTGTCAATGGTGATTTAGTTGCTAAGCACAAGGGATATGGATTTTCTATTTATGATATCGGTGCAAGTTATGTTTTACAGGTAAATGGTAAAAATCGAATAAAGGGTACTATAACTGTTTGTAAAGCAGCTGCTGAAGACATTGTTCATGGAACATTGAAAGAAGATGAAGCATTACCAGTCCAAAGACGTCATCTTGCCAAGCTTACTGAAGGTCGTATAGTTGAATACGAAGATATGACTCCAAGACAGAAGATTTATCAATTATCTCGTGAAGCAAAACGTTCTGTAAATGAAATCGAACTTCTACTTGACAAGATGCTTGCCATAAAAGAAACAGATGGTGTTAATTCAGATGACTATTACAAACGTACTCACAAAGCTCTTCAAACAATGAATGAAAAAATCAAACATTGTATTCTCAAAATGAACTCAATGAAATAAGGAATCAATTATGAAAAGGACAATATCAGAACTCAAGAAAATGATTCAAGAAGAAGTAAAAGCTCAACTGAAAGAAGCTGTACCGTTTGTTGCGGGTAATAAGAAAAAAGCAGATTTTGATAGTTCAGCTTGGAATAGAATGGTGCAATCATTTTCAAAAGAACTTGAATTGTTTACTGATAAGAAAATAAAAGAATATGAAGAAGATTATGATATACATCCAGATGCAAGTAAACATCATTTGCCATACGAAGCAATGAAAATCTTATTGGCAAAACGATATTAAGATAAGGAATCAAAATGCAACTATTAACTAGCTATCAAAATTTCAGTTTTTCTCCACAGCAGATAAACGAATCCATTGAAAACAATGAAGGTCGTTTAATTGTAAGTGGTATTCTTCAAAAGTGGGATGAAGAAAATGCTAACGGTAGAATCTATCCAAAAGACATTCTTCTTCGTGAAGTTGAGAAATATCGCCAGCGTATCAAAGAAAACCGTGCTACAGGTGAACTTGACCATCCCGATGATCCTATGATATCGTTATCAAACGTATCTCATCGTGTTCTTGACATTTGGACTAAAGACAACGGTGTCTATGGCAAAGTAGAAGTGCTCAATACACCGTCTGGCAACATTCTTAAAGAACTTTTTAAAGCTGGTATCTCACTTGGTATTAGTTCTCGTGGTCTTGGTTCATTGAAAAAAATCAATGAAAAAACAACTCGAGTACAAGAAGATTTCGATTTGATTTGCTGGGACTTTGTATCTGACCCATCTACATCGGGTGCTTTTATGCGTCCATTACAAGAAGGTCGTTTGATGCAATTTGATAAATATGCGAAAATGAATATGCTTATAAGAGACATTCTTTCTGGAGAATAACATGGAAAAGAAACGATTGCAAGAATTAGCAAATGTTCGAATAAATGAAAGTACTTATACTGATAATTACGCTCATTTTCATCACGCCTGTATTGACATAAGACAAGCTATGGTAAAACATACAGGTGGTTATGAAAGCGGAACGTATAAAGATAAACGAATTGCTGAATTTAAAAAACTTGAAGAAAAAATGGAAGATATCATAGAAGCTATAATGGGAAATAAATGAATATAGATCTTAAAAAAGGTGATACGATATTATCTGGTAGGTTCAAGAATATTCCTTATATTGTAAAAGAGTTCGGTGTAGATAAGAATAATCAGCCTACTGTGACTACTGAATCTGGAAAGACTTTGAAGCTGTTATCTGTTCGTATAAAGAAGCTTATGAAGAAAGAACCGATTAATGATACTATTGAAGGAACATTAAAAGAAGGATTTGGAATGATTAAGTTGAAAGGCCTTATAAAAGAACGTTCTGAGTTCAGAGAACAGAACAACGTTAAGTACAAACATCCGGGTGAAGAACTTCTTGCTACGAATGAATCGATGTATTCTTGGGAATATGATACAATGATTTATTATGCGATGTTGTTTGTCAATGTAAAAACAGAAGAACTCCGACTTGTTATAACTCATACTCATATCAAACACGGTTTAGGAGCTGGTGAGCAAACTGAAAAATCCTTTGATCTTGGTGTAGGTACAGTTTCTGATCCAAATAAAGGTGGCATTCGACAAGCCTTAACAAAATACGGATATAAACGCAGTCGTTCTCAAACTCCCTATGGAGAATGGAATCCAGGTCAAGGATTGCAACCACAAAAATTAGATTCAATTTTAGCAAACTATCGTTAACATAAGGATTATATGAAATGGGAAAATCAATATCAATATACGCAAAACATGTAGATGAAAATAATTTTGCATTAGGTCAAAATGGATTTGATGTAATCAGCGGTTCAGCATACATAACACAAAGTAATGACCAATTTAATTGGTATTGGTTATATGCTGTAACAGAAAGTTTCGTATGTGCTAAATCTTATCTTGGAAATGATTTTGTAGCATCAGCTTCATTTGCTCCTACTAGTGGAAGTAGAACACTTAAGCTTCCAGCTGGAACATCTATATATGGTTCATTCAGTGCTATCAGTCAATCTACTGGTTTAATACTTGCTTACAGAGGATAATTCGATGAAACAAAATTACAAGAAACTTTCAGTTATGTTTAATGGAATCATAACTGAATCGAAAGTTTATTTACTTTTAAGCGATATGGTTACTTCGTCTAACGTTAAGAAAGTACTTAAAATTAATTATACATCTTCTGGAGCTGAAGCTATTGTTTTATACGGAGATGGAAAAAAATATAAAGTAACAGTAGAACCAATTCAATAAGGAAATAAATATGCTTAAAATGAAAACCATACTTACAGAAGCTAAATATCTATCAGCTAGACAGGTGAAACCGGGAATGATTGGTATAGATTATAACGGTGAAAAATGTAAGGTTCTTACCATAGTTCCAGCAAAAAATTGGAAACAATTAAAAAAATATGATCATTCTGGTTGGATGTATGACCAAAAAAGTATGGAGGATGATTATGAAGTAAATTTCAACACAGATTATCTTGTAGCAGTTGATGGCGACGGACAAATAGATGTGTTTGTATATAGAGGAGATGGTGTTCTCGTTCCAGTAAAACAAGTGAAAGAAGCAAAGCATTCACCTGTTGGTATCAAAGCTATTGGTCGCGGTAAAGATATTGGTCGCGATGAGGATATTGAATATGCACAAAATGCTGTTGATTCTGAATGGTACGATTTTGAGAATCAAATTGAAAAATTCAAAGAAATGATAGATGGAGAAATCAAAGGTTTACCAAAAGAATATCAACAAAAAACGTTAGTTGCGGTTCAAAAGGTTTGGAACGAATTCAGAAAATCTATGATTCATCTTCGTGGTGATATTGATACAGCACTTGAAGCTGGACTTAAAAAGAAGTAAGGAAATAAAGATGATAAAGTTAAAATATCTCACTGAAGATTCTCGCTTAAAGTTTAATGGTAAAACCGGTGATGAATGGTTGATGTTGATTAGAGATATTCCGTTTGATGATCTTATCGAATGGGCAGATCTTAGTCAACACTTTAAGTTTAAGGATGTATTAGAAATAATGCAGAAAAAAATACGTAATATGGAAAGAGGATAATAAAATGCCAGCACAATCGAAAGCACAACAACAATTTTTTGGTATGGTTCATTCCATGCAAAAGGGTAATATGCCTAAGAAAGGCCACGCTGGTGAAGTAGCAAAAAGCATCAGTAAAAAGGATGCAAAAGATTTTGCATCTACTCCAACGAAAGGTTTGCCGAAGAAAGTAACAGAAGCTGCTGGATTTGGTTCTCAATCTTCGTATAAGAAGGGAGACAAAGTAACAGTACGTTCGAAGGGTTTCAATCACAACGACAAAAACAAATACGTGAGATTTACATCTGGAACTGTTTCAGAAGTGATTCCTCCGCATGGACACTTCGCCAGCACCGGAAAACCGTTTCCAGAATCATACAAGATAACACCGAACGACAGATCTTTGTCGTTCACGTCAATCAGCAAAAACATGAAACCCGGTTGGGACGATAGCGTAAAAGAGCATTCTTTCTCCGGAGCAACAGACATAGTAGAACCAAACGAAATAGTAAAAGAAGAAACAGGAAAGTACGCGAAGACGTTATTTACTGCAGATAAAGAACCCATATTTATCGACGATACATTTTTTGACGAATACGGAACAGAGTTGATAGTAAAGAACGACAATTATCATGGCAAAGTATATGTATACGATGCAAACCAAAAAGATAAATTTTTTATAGATCCTAAAGATTTATATTTCGTAAGACCAAAGAAAGCAAGTAAACTGAAAGAAGCAAGTGAAATTATACCTAATAGTATTAGATACGAAATCAGTAAAATAATAGATAAGCTTTATAATAAGAATAGAAACACAACAAAAATGAATGGAAGAATTCTAAGGACTACTTCTACTACTCCGTTGAGAGACATAAAAGATGAACTAGAAAGTCACGGATATACTCCAGAACAAATTGCTTGGGGAATGGGTATTGCAAAAGACCAAGGATTGAAAGAAGCATGCTCGCGTAGTAAATTCAAATCTGGTCAGACAGTTATTGCAAAAAGTAATTTTCAAGGTTTAAAGACCGGAGAAAAATACAAAGTTGTTAATGTAGATGTAACGTGGATAATGGGACAGGGTTATACAGCTGTTACTGTGAAAGATAAATTTGGTAAAGAAATTGTTATCAATAATCCACAAATTGCATTCGATATGAGTGAACCAGTACAAGAAAGTTTGAATAAGTCTCAGCAAATAAAACTGATTGACTTACTGAAAGCTTTCAAGGGCAAAAAGATACCAGATGACGTGATACACAAGTTTGCAGACGAAGAAAAAATAGATACTCCAGAAGTTGAATCTTTCATATATGGCATCGCATCGAGATCTTTGAAAGAAGGCCTTATTAGAGAATCGTTGCTGAACGACGTAATCAAAGCAGAAAAATATTTTACGTACAAGTGCAAAGATAGGCACCTAGCAGATAAGTGGAACAGCGAGGCAGACATTATATTAGACCAGTGGAGTACCTGGCAAAAAGCTATTCAAGAAGATCCAATCGAAGTACAACACTTTGTAGATAAATGGAAATACGCAACTAAAATGAAAGAATCTGTTGTCAAAGAAGTTGAAAACGACCAAATAAAAGGTGGAAAAGCTGATAACAAAAGTTATTCAGATTTCGACCAAGAACAATTGAAGAAAGGAATTAAGGTTGAAATGGAACACACTGATAATCCGTCATTAGCTAAAGAAATAGCTGCAGATCATTTGGCTGAGTTTCCAAACTATTATGATGAACTTGCAAAAATGGAGAATAAGATGAAACAACAGAATGAAGGAATAATAAGATTAGTTCCAATGCTTAAGAAAAAATCTATCAATGAACAATCTTATGCAGCTCTAGTCAAATTGCCTGATAACAATCCATCGTTTATTCAAGATCGTATCAATAAGGTAGCTGCTGAACTTAACGGAAAGGTAGATCCTTATCATGAAGGTGGAGATTCCTACAAGCTTATCTTTAAAAGTCCAGCTGGACTGAAGATGTTTATTGATAAAGCAAGAGCTTTATTTGGAAGAAGTGGTGCTGAAATTGAAATGCAAGAAGGTAAAGTAGATAACAGGCCAACTCAAATGTTGACAGCTGGTAAAAAGAAACTAACTGAAGAATATAATACATCGATGATATTACCTTCATCTACAAGATTGAACTCTGAAGCACCAGAGAAAAATGTATACACATCTGATTGGATGACGGATAAAGATGATGGTACAATATATTTAGTGAACTTCAATGGTAAAAAGATATTTGTTTATTCGTCTGGTAAACCAGATCCAAATGATAAATTTAGAGAAGGCACTACACATGAGTTCAAGCATGACCAAACTTACAAACGTATCGGTACAGGTAAAATAGAAAAGATAGTATTGCTATCGAAACTGAAAGGTTCTCATCTTGGAAATTATCCTTTATATGTATTTAAGTAAAAGGCAAAGTAAATGACAATCGAACTCAAACATCTTATTAAAGAAGGCATTGAAGATTCTCTTGTAAAAGACTTGATGCATATCTGGGATGAAATATCAGCCGACTATTTCAATGTCTTCAAACAGAATGCTGATAGATATTCACGAATGGCGTTAAAGAATGGTATAAAAGGTATAGAAGTTGCTAATGCAGTACAAGATTTTACAGATACAAACTTAAAAGGTAAATCATTATCGTTGTGGAAATCATTGAAGCCTGGTGATAAGAAAAATTATTTAGAAAAAGCGTTTCCTAAAAACAAAACATATGTTGCTTAATATTGGAGAAACAAAATGCCAAACATTAAAAATGATATAATATACAAAAATGCAGAACATAAGATTGAAAATAGTACTGCATTGTTACGAATGTATATTAAGAAAAGAAATATGGATGCAGCTATTGTTGAAGCTCAAGTTTTACTTGACCGTCTTAATATTCTTTATGAACAATTGGAGAAATAAAATGCAAAAAAGACTTAGAATGAAAAGGCTTATCAAAGAAGAACTTTGGAAAGACGATGAACAGAAACCATTAAGTATAGAAGAAAAGAAAAGATGTATGGAAGCTATTCGTACTTACGGTAATTTCGGTAAGCAACTTAATTCTGAAAGCAATCTTATTGAGGTAGCTAAAAAGTTGTCTGAGCTAGCTGAAAATGCTACCAATGTTGCTCTTTCTGAAACCGAAGAGTGGTTTGACAAAAACACTGTCAATCGAAACATGAATGAACTCAAAACTCATGCCAAGAATTTCCAGAAAGTTGCAACTGATGCTCAACGTCTCCAAGAACGTATGCAAGCGATGTATGAAGATATGGGACATATTCTTGGTCGTTATTATGATCTTGATGACAGTGAAATACAATCGCAGCCTGGAGTTGATGGAAAGAATACAAGTATACCTCCAAAAGTAGATGCTAATACAACTCAACCACCAATCAAAGAATCGAAGAGGAAAAAGTAATGCTATTATCTGAACTTAAAAAACTTATCAATAAAGAAATTGTAGCTATGTTGAAAGAATCTGGCCAAAATGATGGTCGTAAAACCTTTTTTACGCAGAGTGAAAATATCTTTGATGAAAAAACAAAAGATAACGTTGAGGGTTTTTTTAAACCATCTGGATATGATGTGGGAGATAAAAAGGTTTTTAGTACAACGCTTTACCAATTGAAAGTAAAGCATCGCGGTGATACGTTTTTGTGGAGAAAAGAAACATGGAAACTGTTGGCAGATGTAGGTCGTCACGAGTTTACAGCACAAAGAATAAAATAATAACCAAAGGAATAAAGTTATGAGTATTGGTGTAAAAGTTCGTCAGGGAGGAGATCCAGTCATAGCATTGGATTCAGCATTAAAAAAATTAAAAAACAAAATCAAAAAATCAAACATGCTCATTGAGTTAAAGCGCACTGAGTATTTTATGAAGCCATCTGCTCGTAAGAGAGCTAAACGAATATCAGCTATATCAAGAAATGATAAACGTGTGGCAGATGAAAGAAAACTGGATTTAGCAAGATAAAGAAAATAATGGTTACGTTCATATTTTTTTAAAAAAGTGTAGTTTTTCTAATAGTTCTGTATATTTATTTCTACAAACGAATACATTGTCGCAGTTCTTCATACAATGTAACGCACATATCGATTATTATTAAACCCATCAATGGGTTTACATACTCTGAGTTTCAATCTCAAGTAAAATCATTATAGGAGTTTCAACATGAGCAAAATTCTTAAAGAAGCTATTGCTGATGCAAAAATAGTTCGTGCTACAGCTATTGCGAACGCTAAAGCAATATTGAATGAGGCCTTCGAACCTAAACTAAAGAAACTTATCAACACTAAGTTGAAAGAAGAATTAGAAGATGAGAAGCCAGAAGATACATTAGAAGTAACAGAAGATGACGAATTATCGGCCGATGTTCCAGTCAATAAAGAAGTCGAACCTGAAGTTACAGAAGGTGAAGAAGAAGATATTACGGGCGCAACAGCAGGAGAAGATGAAGTAAAGGAAGGTGAAGACACTGAAATCGCTCCAGAAGACGAAATCGCCCCAGAAGTTGCAGAAGATGAAGTTCCATCAGAAGTTGAAACAGATGAATTAGAACCAAAAATCACTGAAACTGATGACCAAGACCAAGACGACAAAGAGTTCAATATTGACGAAGTTATAAAAGAACTTGAAGATGAATCGGGAATTGAACCATCAGTCGACGACGAAGTAACAGAAGATGAAGAACTTAGTACAGATGTTCCTGGCAACAAAAAAGTACAGCCAGTATCAGAAGATGAAGAATGCGAAGATAAGCCAGAAGTAACAGAAGGTGATGACGAGGAAGTTGAAATTGTTGATGACAAACCCGAAGTTACTGAAGACGAAGTAGCACCAGGCGAAGATGATTCAGAAAAAGAAGTTTATGAAAGAATCATAATGCGTCAGCGTTCTGCAATTCGTGAACAAAAGAAAGTGATTAGTACATACAAGAATCAATTACACGAAATCAATCTTTTGAACGCAAAATTGCTTTACACAAACAAGTTGTTCAACACTTTCCCACTTTCAAATGGTGAGAAAATGAGAGTTGTAGAATCATTTGACCGTACTTGCACAGTACGTGAAGCAAAGCTTGTATTCGCTTCATTGCATCAAGCTTTTGCATCAAAAACACTTACTGAATCTAAAATGAGAAAAATCAAATCATCTGCTTCAAAAACAGTTGCTTCGACTAAACCATCGAAAGAAACAGTAAAGAAACTCAACGAATCAGCAGATTCACAAGCAACAAACGAGATGCGAGATAAATTCAGACGTCTTGCTAATATCGAGATTTTGAAAGACTAATCTCATAATCATTATAGGAGTATTACAATGGATCTTAAACAATTATTGACATCGAAACCATCCTTAAAAGTTCTCGAAGAAGCAAAGCAGTTTGTTACAAAATGGGAACCAACCGGATTGCTTGATGGTCTCGAAACAGAGACAGATAAACGCAGTGTAGCAGTATTGCTTGAAAATCAAGCAAAACAGCTTATTGCAGAAAACAGTTTAACTGGAACAGCAGCTGATGCAGAAGCATGGTCAGGTGTTGCACTTCCATTAGTACGTCGTATCTTCGGCGAAATTGCAGCAAAAGAATTTTTATCAGTTCAGCCAATGAACATGCCATCAGGTCTTGTATTTTATCTTGACTTCAAATATGGCACAACCACAAACGGCCGTACCGCAGGTCAATCACTTTTTGGTGGTAGTGGTGCAGCAAATCGTTACGGTATTACTGACGAAGCAAAAGGTGGTTTATACGGTGCAGGTAAATTCGGTTATACAATCAACGATCAAGTAACTGGCAATATTACATGTTCAGTAGCTACTGCAACACTTGGAACAGCATCTGTAAATACTGCTACTTACGCTGACGTCAATTACGATACTACATTATCGTCATCGATATCATTAGGTAATATTTTTACTGTTGTTATTACATCAGCATCAATTGCATCTAATCTTGATAGAGAAGGTGTTCGCGCATTCTCAATTTCTTCATCTTCAGCTGCATTAGTTACATTATTGCCTCAATACAGTACTTATAATTTCACAGATGAAACAGTTCATTTGATTGTTTCTGGTACTACAGCTGCTGGCGTTCGTGCTACAATGTTTAAACTTGCTTATCATGTACAACCACTTGTAACCGGTCGTGGTGATTTTGAAGATACAGGAGCAGGAAAAGGTACACCTGATATAGGTATACCAGAAATCAACTTAGATATGAAACAAGTTCCAATCATAGCTAAGACTCGTAAATTGCAAGCTATCTGGACTCCAGAATTAGCCCAAGACTTGAATTCATACCACTCAATTGACGCAGAAGCTGAATTGACTGGAATGTTGTCAGAGTACATCTCGATGGAAATTGACCTTGAATTGCTTGATATGTTAATTCAAGACGCAATTACCACTGATTACTGGACAACCAAGATTGGCTATGAATGGGATTCAACACAAAGTGGATTCGTTCTTACGAACCCATCACCATTAGCTTACCAGAAATCAACTTGGTTCCAGACTCTTGGAGTCAAGATTCAAAAAGTAAGCAACAAGATTCATCAATTGACAATGCGTGGTGGAGCAAATTTCTTAGTCTGCTCTCCTGACGTTGCAACGATTCTTGAATCAGTTCCAGGCTACACAGTCGACACATCTGGCGACCAAAAGAAATTTGCTATGGGTGTTACGAAAGTAGGATCTTTTGCAAATAGATTTGAAGTATATAAGAATCCATATATGATAGAAAATATCATTCTTATGGGTTTCAAAGGCAGTAATTTCTTTGAGACAGGCGCTGTATATGCACCTTACATCCCATTGATTATCACTCCTCTTATCTACGATCCAACGAACTTCACACCTCGTAAAGCTGTTATGACTCGTTATGCGAAGAAGATGGTTCGTCCAGAATTTTACGGTAAGGTTTTAATTGCTGGTCTTGAGCAACTTTAACCAATCGTAAGTCTTGAAAAATATGGAATGGAGAATTGAAAGATTCTCCATTCTTATATATTCATTGATTTAGATATTATAGGAGTAATTATTATGGCAACAATTTTCTATGTATCGACTGATGTAGGAAATCCTGCTCATGCAATCGATAATGCAAATAGTCGACCAATCACTGTTATCGATTCTAGCGGAAATCCTCTCAGCGCATCGTTTGCAACATCTGCATCTCGCGCAATAAGTGCTTTTTCTGCGTCATATGCATTAACTGCATCGGGTGTATATTAACATTTAATTATATTTTTTATAAAAAGAAGGCATTGGATATTCATTCGATGCCTTTTCTTATGTCCAGCCGATATTTATACTATATCAATATAACTCCAATAATAAGGAATCAATATGAAATATAGTGAACTCAATCCTCAACAAAAAAAAAAGAAAGTAAAAGATTTCCAAAAATTCATTAACAGTATTTCAAACAAATTTTGGGATGACGGTGGAGAAATAGCAAAATTGCTTCCAGAATTTATGAATGATATAAATAAAGCACTTAATTATATTGATGATATTGGTGCTCGATTAGATGAAACAATAGGTTAAGGAGAACACAATGAGTTATAGTGATTTAAGTAAATCTCAGATGAAAATAGTTGATAATTTTTATATCTACTTAGAAAAATTAGCAGATGAAATTGAGAAGAAATCTTATCAACCTCTTCATTTATTAAATGCTAACCGCGTTAACGAACTTGTAGCAAAAGTGTGTGATGATCTTCGAGAAGTATGTGAAGAAATAGATGAAGAATCTGAAGAGATAATATCGTAAGGATAATCAATGGCTCAAACCATTTTTATACAAATATGGCCAGGTTCAGGCTCAGCCATAACTACTGCGTCAAATTCTACTCCGTTCGGGTTTTATGATGCTGAATCTGCATTCCAAACCGATGCTCCTAAGATAGCTGTTTGGTGCGCACAACGCTTAGGCTATCCAATAATGAATGTCGAAATGATTGACTTACAGTTTTATGCTTGTTTTGAAGAAGCTATCTCAGAATTCAGCGCTCAAGTAAATCAGTTCAATATCCGTGAAAATATCTTGACATTACAAGGCTCAACTAATTCAGCAACAAATTTGACACACACTCCAATTCGTCCTAATCTTGGCCGCATTGTTCGTATTGCAAAAATGTATGGTTCTGAAGTTGGTGTTGGCGGTGATACGACTTATTATACTGCATCTTTAGCAGCTACAGAATCTGTTCAACGCTACAATTTAACTTCATTATTCAACACTCTTGCTCCGGGTAAGCATGTTGAAATCAAACGTATTTATCATTACGCTCCACCAGCTATCAAGCGTTTCTTTGACCCACTTTCTTCAGGTGGAGTAGGTAGCATGGGTTTTACAAACATGCTTGATACGTTTGGTTATGGCGGTTATTCAGCTGCTGTCACATTTACAATGATGCCAATCTACGAAGATCTTCTTCGTATACAAGCAATCGAATTCAATGATACCATTCGCAAGTCTGGTTATGGCTGGGAACTTATTGGAAATGATTTAAAGATATTTCCAACGTTAAACCAGAATCTTGATATTTGGTTTGACTATGTTATAAGAAACGATATGGATAGTGCACTTTATCCTTCAGGTGGAATGTATCCTACTGGAAGTGTTGTAACAGATTATTCAAATGCCAAATACAACAACATGAAGTATAATGATATCAATGATGTTGGTAAGCAATGGATACGAAAATATACATTGGCTATTGCAAAAGAACTTCTTGGTGCTATTCGTCAAAAGTTTGCAACAATTCCAATACCAAATAATGAAGTAACGCTTAATGGTGATGCGCTTAAACAAGAAGCTCAACAAGAAAAGGAAGTACTATATACCCAGCTTAGAGAAAATCTTGAACAGACAAATCGTAAGAATCAAATGCAGTTTGCAAAAGAAGAAGCTGATAATTTACAAAGCCAACTCAAACAGATACCAATGCCATTTTATATAGGAACTGTTCTTTTATTTTTTATTCCACTGTTTATTGGAAATAGTATATGATAATGTGTGAAGTTTGTAAAAGAGAATATAAACGAATAAATAGTTTTCATTTGAAATCTCACAATATAAAAAATGAAAAGGAATATTTGATTATGTTTCCAAACGCAAAACTTTATGATGAAGATTATATAAAGGATATTTCAAACAAAACAAAAGAAGCAATGAAAAGACCTGACGTAAAAATTAATTATAAAAATGGATGTATTACAAGATCGTCAAACAAAACTTGGAAACAAAGGTTAAGTGATGCAACTAAAAAACTACATTTAGATAAAGATTGGAACTTGAAAGTTTATACAAAAGAAAGAAATAATAAAATATCAAAAGCAAAAATAAACTGGCATAAACAACATCCAGAGTTCAAAAGTATTTTTGTAAAAAATCTTTATAAAAAACGAATAGAAAAATATGGATATGATGTTTTTAGACAACAATGTAAAAATAATGCACATTTAGGTTATCTTGCTAATATAAATAGAAACGGTTAAATAAGTTTGAAACTATATTATATAATATGTTAGAAAAAAGCGGCTTATCTTTTGTAAAACAATTCAAAATAAAAGAAAAATATTTTGATGCATTTTTACCTGAATATAACATATTATTAGAGTTTGATGGAGATTTTTATCATCAAGATAATTTAAGTAAATGTAAGTATGATATACAAACAAAAAATTTTAGAAATGATATTTATAAAAATAAATTGGCTAAAAGATTCGGATATAAGTTAGTTAGAATCAAAGAATCAATGGTAAAAAATATAACTGATATAAAAACATTTGTACTACAAGGATAAGCTTATGAATCTCATATTGACAGACAAAAATATTACAGATATTACAGAAAGAATTATCGAAAGAGTTGAGAAACATTTTCGTAATAAAGAACAAGATAACATTCTGTATTCTTTGCGCGAATCACTGAAACAGTTCGTGCCTAATATGATAAAGAAATATGGTTCTGTTGTGGAATCTAAAAAATTAAAAGAGGAATCTACTATGAATATCAAGATGGCACCACTTGTAAAAGAACAAGGTTCTGAGTTTGACACCATTCTTGCAGATCTCAAGAAAAGGGGTATCAATGAAGAAGAGATACCGCAAGACATTATTCGTGAACGATTACCAGATGCTTTGAAAGCGTGGATCGGCCGTAAAAAATATGGAAAGAAAAAGTTTCAAGCAATGGCACAGGCTGGAAGGAAAAAGTAATGATAAAGATAAAGCCACTTATAAAAGAAGATTCAGTCAGATCTATAAGTACTGTTGAAAAATATAAAAAACTGTATACAGCTGCCATCAAAAGTAAAAAAGTAATAAATGCCGGAGGAGCAGATGATTACATAATACAGACATCTGGTCATCCTGATAATACAACTCATCTTCTTGGAATGTTTACTATACAAAATGGTATACCCAAATTGAATGATTACAATAAAGTTTCTAAATCGTTCAGTGCTTTGTTTGAAGATTTATTTCAATATTTATTAAAAACAAAAGATTCTCGTGTATTACATCTGCTTAATGCAGATGATATTATAAAACGTAAAGGTAATAAATAATGATTAAGATAAAACCTCTTATTAAAGAAGATAGTACGCTAAGCAAAGCAGATCTTGATTTTGCAAATAAGCAAATTTCAGATGAACAAGAAAGACAGTTGTGGATTCAAGCAGTTGAAGCTAGAAATAAATACCAAAGTACTAAGCAGTACATATATAAAGATATTATGAATAGAACTAATCGTGAACTTGAAAAATACAGAAGAAACAAGCAAAAAGAAAAATTGAATATAAATGTAGCTAAAGCTATTTTCAAATCTCACGGACTGACAGCTACAAAACATTCTTCTACTGCAATCAGAGGATTTACATATGCATCTGGAAACTCATACGAAATATCAAAGTACAATCCAGGTTCAATAACATTGCACGGTATTCAGCCAGATCGATTCAACAGTATTATCAGCGACTTAAAAGCTCAAGGATTCAAACTAGAAAATGAAAAATTACCATCGAAAAGTATTGCTGGTGGTTCAGTTGCAAGTTTCACTATTGTAGGATAAGTACATGGCATTATTCAATCTCGATAAAGAATGGCTATTCATAAATCAGTTATCAGAAGAACTTGTGAAGAATGTTATTGATAATACATTCAATCTTTATAAGGTATCTGTGTCTGAAACAAAAACGAATATCTACGGTGAGTCTCTTGAAACAATGTACTTGCCAGCTGTTCAAGTTTATGGTATTTTTACGCGTAGTCCTCAAGAAAATGTTGAAGGTGAACATGGTATCAACGTGACTCAAAAGATTACATTTGCATTGCAACGCGAAGATCTTAAAGCTAAAAGTGTTTATCCAGAAGTAGGTGATATTCTTGAATACAATAACTCGTTTTTTGAAATAAACAATGTAGAAGAAAATGTACTTATTGAAGGTCAACCAGAAAAGAACTTTTCAGTGATTTGTACTACTCATTTAACTCGTCGTAGTCGTTTGGACATTGATGAGAGGCAGAGATAATGGCAGAAAAGAAAATCATACAATCAGAAATACCTCGTAGTTTTGTTCAAGGCAGAAACTTAGATGTAAATGACAGAATCAACCAAATAAGACAAGACCAATCGATTGAAAAAGATTACTCTGTTTTATTGATTGACATCGACACATCAGTGCTTCGATATATTGAAAATGTTATTCAACCAAAAGTAAAACAAAACAATGAACTTATAAAGGTACCTGTAATAATTGGTTCTCCTGAACGTTGGAAGTCTGCTCAAAGAGATGGTTTCTTCAAAGACCGAGCTGGTACTATTCTTTGCCCGTTGATAATGATCACACGTAATGCTATTGCAAAAAGTTCAACAATGGTACCCGATAAACTCAATGGCAATGTTTTCTTATCATTTGAAAAGCCGTGGAACATGAAGACTCGATACGATAACTTTGCAGCTCAAGTTGGTCTCAAACCATCCCGCAAGATTACACAGGTTCAAGTACCTGATTACGTTGTTATAAGTTATCCATGTAAAATATGGACTGATAAGGTTGAGCAAATGAACAATCTTATTGAACTGTTCATTCATGCTGAAGGCACTTATTGGGGAGATCCAAATCGATTCAAGTTCTTTGTAAAATACGATTCATTATCAGGAACACCAGAGCTTGCTAATCAAGAAGACAGAAAGATTATTATTGAGTTTACTATTGAACTACACGGATATATCCTAAAAGAAGCTTTTAATAATTCTACATCAACTCAAGTATTAGGTTTTGATACAACTCCAAAGAAATTAATTACGAAAGAAACAATAGTCACAGCTGCAGAAATAAGTAAAATTATATAAAGGAGTAAACAGTTATGGAAAAAATTACAGATAAAGAATTTGATGAAATAAGAATATATTATCAAAAAGAAGCAGAAACAACGGCTACTATAGGTCGTTTGACTACAGAGTTATATCTTTTACAAGAAAGAACAAAAGAAATAGAAGAACTATTATTAAAAGCAAGAGAAACATATATAAATGATAATAGAATACAACTTTCTTCGTTGAAACTGTTATTGGAAAAACATAACGCAAAAGAAATCAATACTAGTACAGGTGAATTGATAAAATAATAGAAATAAACTATTCATTTGATGCTATTCTTTTATATTTATATAAAATTGAAGATAGTTATTGTAGATTCCTATGTACACATTTTGGAGAAAATAAATGGCAGAACAACTCGTTAGTCCTGGTGTATTCAGTAATGAAATAGATCAATCATATTTAACAGAAGGTGTTGGTGCAATTGGTGCAAGTATAATCGGTCCTACACAAAAA